TCCCCCTAAAACAACAAAACACTTATACCATGTATGGGTATATTACAAATTACTGCTATGCTGAAGACCTTTTCCTTATTGGCGTTTTAATCTCCTGTTTGGCGTATCTTTCTATCTGGGTCTGTTGGAATCCGCTTGTGTGCGCAGCATCTTTATGTCTTAGTCCTCTTAACTGGGACGACGGATGCTGTGCCCGCTGGTGTCATTCTATACTGGTCCGGACGTTTGAGCGGCGTGATGCTGAAATGGCTCGCGTCTCGCTCGCCGCTGTACCTGATATTAAAGCCAATCCAGTTTGGAATACTGGTAATGCTCATGCCCGGTCCGCTGCTCTTCGTAGTAGCGGCAACAGGGTTGCTCTTGAGTTTTCTCTTAGCATTGGTAGTGGTTTGTATTATTATGATATTTCACACAGTTCACAGTTGAGAGGATATCGGGGTGTTTCGCTGTTTGTTGGTGACAAGGATCTCCAGAAAGTGTTTCAGGATGATCCTGTAGAGGATGATGATGTTATTCGAGTAACCGACCGGGATTATCTTGTCCCGGAAGTGCAGTGGGCTGAGTGGTTGGCTGATGGTCACATCGTATTTGTGACCCATTTCCGACCACGACACCTGTTGTATACTGGTGAAGATTATGAATATAAAATCGTCGGTGATCAGGTATGCTTCCACGCATTTGGAGGCGTGCATGTGACTCACCCTGTCTTGAACTATGACCATGATCTGCTTGTGTTTGGTAGCAGCTCATGTGGCTCTGGCGGCTTGTATGCTGTCACCCAGGTAATCACTAAGCGTCTTTCTGATGACCAATTCGTCACAGTTCTCGTGCCAATCGTGTTCTCAAGAGGGTTCCGCGCCGCGGTAGCAAACAATGTTTCTAACCTACCAAGGCTCAGGCCACAACGCTTCGCGTGGGGCGAGGCGCTTGTGGCCAGTTATGTGGATCATGGTGAGCGTATCTTTGAGATAGCTGCCAGCGGGTATGCCCCAGTCGCGCTCACTGAGCAACAAGTCGGTGAGATGCGAGCTTGGGGTGCCGCCGGGGGGGAGTTGTCCACTGGTGCTATCCGTCGAATGATGAATGGGTTTAAACTTGATATAATGCAGGCTAATCAAGCCGCATTAGCCCTTCAAAAGTTGGCTGATAGTGACTGGTGCCCATTACTCAAATTTGTAAGAGATAGTCCTTTCTCATATACCCCGTTGATCCGTGGGCGTTTTTCTGAGGCCAAGGTCGTTGGTCGTGAATGGTGTCATCCGATGATACCTGGTGCTGTTATTGCATCCCGGAGTTCTTGCTCCGATGAGGCGACTGTGCAGCACCGTGTAGTGGCTCCAAGACCACCGGACCATCTACCACAAACGACGCTTGCGCATGATTTGTTGCGTGAACTCTTATCATATGCTGATGAATGGTTAGAGTTGTTTTGTCCGCGCCCACACTGTCTCACCCCACTCCTACCGGCCGAGCTTGACGACCGGCAGGATCGCCCAAATCAACGCCGCAGTTTTTGCGAAGAGGAACCTATGCTGGACATCCCCGTCACTGAAGAGATGGCCTCGCAGTTTCAAAAGATTGAGCCTTACCCGGAGGGGGGGCCACCGCGCGCTATCATTAATGCGGGGGCCCACGTGCGTGTTGGTTTTGGGGTCTTCACCACAGCATTAGCTGACCATTGCAAACAGTTTGCGTGGTATATCTGGGGCGCTAGCCCATCAGATATTGGTGATCGCTTGCAAAACATAGCATTTCACTCGCCTGAGGGTGTTGATGAGGAGGATTTTAGTAAATACGATGGGTCAATTCCAACGTTCCTCCGCATCTTCATGGTCCGACTTTATCGACGCTGCTTCGCTGTGATATTCTGGCACTCAATGGTCACGTTCATCAATAGTCTACTTTACGGCACCGCTGTGTGTGCATTCGGTCTTAAGTATTATACTGGGTCTCAACAACCGTCGGGTCGTCCTGACACGTCGGTTGGTAATACAATTTACAACGACTTCCTCCATTATGTCGCTCGAAGACGTTGTGGCCTCTCTCCTATTGAGGCGTTTGACCGTGACGCGCAGCTTGGTGTGTATGGTGGCGATGATGGAGTGTCGTCCAACAGGTTCACAGGTGCTTTCATCCAGATCTCTACTCAGCTTGGATTGAAAGTTAAATCGCATTCAACGCAATACTTTGTTACTTTCTTAGGCCGCGTCTATGCACCATATGAGACAAATGGATCTTGCATTGACCCGGTTCGTTGCCTGACACGCTTGCACTTGACGGGTGCGAGTGATCCAAGTGTCAGTGACAACGATATTGCATGGAGAAAGTTGGTTGCTTTGTACATTACTGATTCACAGACCGTATTGTTTCGTGAGTTATGTGTGACATTGATACCAACGCTGCGCCCTGCTCTGTTCTCAGTTCATCAAAAGAAGAAGCCCTTTATCTCTGATGTTACATGCCGTTTAGCGTTTGATCGAGCACGGCTTGCTCCACAGCGTGTGCTTGACCTTTGGGAACGTCCAATATTTCCCCCCATGCCATATCCTCTGCAACGTCAGTTGTTTGAGGAGGTGTTTGATTTGCCATGGGAGCGTGTATCAGAGGCCATTGGTGTTGTCTTGGAGTGGCGGAATATTAAGGAGATTAATGTCTTATTTCCGCAGCTCCCACGTCTTGAACCGGCTAAGATCGCATATGAACTTGCCGGTGAGTTGCATCCTGGTCCAATGACTGAACCAGTTGATCGTGACGCTGAGAAAGCGCTTATCCACGAAGCGCGTGAGCAGGGTGGGATGGTCATTGACCCTGGCCAACCCAGCGGAGCGACCCAGTCGGGCTGTGTTGAGGGACCGGCCCAGCGTGAAATACCCAGTAAACCGGAGCGGCATTGTTGGGCGTACCTTGAGAGTAAGTGTACGCGCCCCGACTGCCGGTTCTTACATACGGCGTGCCGTGACTTTGCTCGTGGTCGATGTAAGCGTACTGTGTGTAAATTCCCACATATCGAAGTACGGCGCCCTTTGAGCGCCGGAAAACGATGATGGTTGCTTGTGTCATATTATTTCTTTTGTTTGTCTGTCTTGTTGTTTTCCTTTGGTTATTTGCGCCTGGATCGTATTTCCAAGGCTTGTTTATCTTTATCTACTCTACCCCCACCCAGTTCCCTCAACTGGGTGTTCCGGCCCTTGGCCAAAACGTTTCCTTTTGTGATATGTCTGCTCGTATTAAGAAAGCCCCTCGTTCGAAGAAAGCTGCTGGTAAGAAACGGATGACATTAGATGTCGACGTTTCAGGCACCGCCCTTGGTGTCGGATCTGGTAAAGCGAAAGTTGGTCTGAAAACACGCAATGTTCGACGTGCCCCGAACGCGATAACTCGGCAAGCTCAACAAATGGGCCCTGACCTTAAGTCATACCGTTCTGGTAAAGATTTGGTTGTGGTCGTGTCTCATCGTGAGTTTGTTGCTGATGTCACCGGTTCCGAGGATTTCCTTTTAAATGGGTTTGCCATTAATCCGGGACTCCTTGCTTTGTTCCAATGGCTATCGACAATTGCTAGTTCTTTTGAGTCTTACCACTTTCGCCGCTTGTGTTTCATCTTTGAAACGCAAGCACCAACCACTGCTGCTGGGACGGTGATGATGGGCATCGATTATGATGCATCTGATACTCCGCCCACCGACAAAGCTGAGATGATGACCTTGCAAGGTGCCGTTCGAACTGCGGCATGGGATTCCGTTAAATTGGACTCCCCAGTCGCGTCAATGGACAAACTTGGCAAGAAGAAATTCATGCGGTCTGCTGCTCTACAGGCCAACCAGGATATCAAGACATATGATATCGGGAATTTCTTCATTGCTGTTGAAGGTATCAACGTCGATGCAGTCGGAGAACTGTATGTCGAATATGAGGTGGAGTTGCAAACACCAACATGGGAAGGAGGGGTCAAAGACTCCTCCCAGTCTAAGTCCTTTGTCAATGGCGGAACTGGCGGTACTGACGCCAGTTTGTTTGGTTGGACAAACCCAACTTTGTCTGGGGATTTGCCCATTGTCATAACCAACAACTCACTTGTGTTCCCACAGGTGGGCAGCTATTGTTATTCCTTGTTTGCTACACAAACCACAACCGCTTTCACTTCGGATTCGGCTGTCATCGGTGATGACAACGCCAACGCAACTGATGATTGGGCAATCTCGGATAACACTACATCGACCAAGATGTACAGTTATCAAGGCCACGTCGATGTTCTAGTTGGGTCTGGTTCGGTTTCGCTGAAATTGCCATCATCCTTGGGATCTCAGGCACTTTCCACCATCGAGCTCTTTGTTAGCCGATGGGAACCGAACACTTTTGAGCTTGGTGTTGGTCGCACGCAGGTGCGCGGCACCAAGAAAAGCCGCAGTACTCGATATGTCGAGCCCAAAACCCATGATGATCCTGAACCCGTCATACGCAC